CGGATCGTCGTCAGCATCAATTTGATCGTCCCCTGCTGTAGCGAACCAGTTCGCGCCACTGCGCGCGAAAACATTAGCGACTTTCGCTGCGAAAGTCAATAATGTCTTTGTTCCTGGCTCTCCCATGAGGGACCCAGCGTTCGTTATCCAAGACTCGTCATCTTCTGAGATGAGCCGAGGAGATAGTAGCAATTCGTAGTAGCCTCTGACATAGTCAGAGTCGATCTTGAGTGCATCTAACAATGCATCGATCATCACTCTACCATTGCTATGACGGATATAATCCGTGGATGTTTCGAAATCGCCGACCATAATATATGCAGGCGTTCGACCAAGATTTTGAAGGCTTTTCAGCCATTCGAAACCTTGCCATCCCGACTTCAGTCCAGCCCTCAACTGAGGGTCAAACCAAAGTAGCTCGTTCATAAAATGAGCTGCGGCTTGGCCATAAGTTACAAAAGCAGCCATAGATTTGGTTGCAATGCGTACCTTAAGACCTGGTTCACCTAACGCTTCGCGCTTGACAGGCATAGGTTTTCCGGTGGGAAAACCCCTCTCATTGAGGTAGCCTCCGTCCACCATAACGGTGAACGACCAAGCAAAAAGCTGAAAGGCGAGTGACCTTTGCCGGTCCTCAGTGAATCCTTCACTAAGGAGTCCAGTGCTAACTCTAGCACAATTCTCGGGAAGCATGTCGACACCCGGTGGGTGTACTGACCTCTTCCGTGGAATTCCCGCGATTTCTCGATAGGATTCTCCTGTCGGTAATCTAACGGACTTCGATTCTCCAGGAATCACATCCAACCATTCTTTGAGTTGTCGGAGGACGTAGTTTCTGCGTCCACCTTCGTTCCTTGTACTTTCAAGGCACGCTGACAACCCAACTGAGATGTGGCCGGTTGTTTGATGCCAAAATTCTTTTGGCACACAATTGGCGACCCGCTGACCTGCAGTAGATGCTACTGCATACAGTCGGGCTAGCTCCTCGACTTCCGTTTGTGGCTGGAAGCAAAGGGCACTTAGGTGCTTGGCCAAGGACTCACTCTGAGTAACGGAGTCACCGTTAGGTAGACTCCTGCCAGAGATTATCCATGACCACTTCCCCAGTTCGGTCCGAGAAAGAGTTCCTGGTTCTTTGACGAACCAGGACACACCCTCCAGTGGGGGCCAGCTGTTGTTCCATTTTGGAACTGGCTGAACCGCCCCTCCGTACTGAAGGTACAGGAATTTCTGGAAATCCTTCCAGTCTTTTCCCGCGTAGTGGTAGGATTTATGCTGCATTAGAGATTTTGCAGTACGAATCCACCATTTACACTTGAAGTGCATGACTTGCGACTTATCGTGGTCATGTAATCCAAGCTGCATGCATGTGTCGATAGCTCTCC